ATTAAAGCTGGTGGAAATCCTTATGATGTTATTGGTAAGCACATTTGCAGTTTAAGCGAAGAATTAGCAAGTTTACGCAAGTTTAAAGGCTATGTTAGCCGTCAAGAACAGTTATCGGAAGCAATGAGTAATGTAACAAGTCGTGTTATAGAACGTATTGAAGAGATTAAAAAGACAGTACAAAACTTACAACGTCCCGCATTTTATCAAACATATGCAGAAGTATTTGAAGCACAAGAAGAGCAAATGATTCCCGAGGAAGTGCAAAACGATTTAATTGATCGTTTAACAATTCGCACGTTTAACGAAGAATTAAAATCAGTATTTCCATACATTGCTAAATTTGTTAAAGAAAGTGAACTTCCTGTATTAGAATTGGATGCTGATGATTTATTGGGTGAAGAAGAAAAACAATCTATGAGCCGTGCAGCCAAGGGCAATGAAAAGTACGGTAAAGATGGAATGAAAGCATTAGCAAAAGCAGGCCGTGAAGGTGCTAGTGAAAAAGAATTAGATGCTATTCGAGACAAACACGATAACTACGACGAAAGTTTAGATCCTGAACTAGCATACGAAGATTTTATGAATCGTATTATTAGCGAAGATAAAGATGAAATTTTTAGTCCCAATAAAGATGCACAAAATCGTGCTATTGGAAAGTTAAATCAAATTCTAAGCGTTGAACTAAAAGGCGGCCCAGAAGGCATTAATGCAATTGAAAGTTTGCGTGGTCTAATTGACGATCCTGAATTTTTAAACAGTCTGCGTGATATTGATCCTGATTTAGATGTACGACCATTAGTGCAACAATTTGTATTAGATAATAATCCAAGAGTAGCAACACAGTTGCAGTTTGGCGGCGCAGAAGATACACCAGTAGCTCCACCAGTTGAGGCACCTCCAGTTGAACCAGCTCCAGTAGATCCGATGGCTGCACCAGTTGAACCAGCTCCAGTAGATCCGATGGCTGCACCAGTTGAACCACAACCGGCGCCAGTAGCAGAAGGTGAAGATCCGCCATTTGACGGCCCTTATACTAAATCAAGCAGTGAGAAGAAAGACAAGTTTGGCAATACAATTAAACAAAAAAATGTTGCTAAACATTTAGCAAAACAAGGCATGGCCGATGCTATTAAGAAGGCAAAAAAAGCAGGCGCAACAATGGAAACAGTGTTAGACTTTGGTTACACAGAAATGACATTAGGCGAAGCTATTAAAGAATGTGGCATGGCACCTTCAGAGTTTGGATTTGACGAACCTGGATTACCATCAATGTTAAAATTTGTTAGCGGATTCTATAATAAAGATGAAGGCAACTTTCCATTAGGCGGTATGCGTGTTAAGATTAAAGTTAAGAAAGCATTTGAAGATGGCATGTTTGGTGAATCTAATCCACAAGACTTAGTCAAGGTATTAAAATTTATTGACATGAAAGATCCTAGCGGTAATGAAGATGGACAGCAATTAAATGCTATCCAACGACTAGCTGGTGTACAGCATGCAGAACCAGCCGGCAAAGTCATGCCTAGATTTGACAATGATGCTAGTGTGCTAAAAGGCCGTATGTCAGAAATTTCCGAATCTAGTACAGATTGGATGAAAACAATGAAACAACGAATTAACTTTGGAAAATAATATGAATAACTCATTTAAAGGCTTACAAGATTATTTAAACATTGTTAACGGTGTTGAGCAACAACCAGCACCGTTAACACAAACACCGGTTCCGACAGAACATAATGCAGCCGAAAGCGTAACATTTGAACAATCTCAAGATGCTTCACTATCACGTATTGTGGATTTGATTAATTATACAAACAAATAAACGGCTAAAATAATCACATTTAAGGCAAGATTTCTCTTGCTTTACTAAATAAAAGTGCGTACAATAACATGTATGCACTTTTTGTTTTATGTAGATCATAGAACAATACTAGGCAAAAGAGCATAACAAAGGCATATATAAAGGAGAACTATTATGGCAACTTTGGCAGAAATTAGAGCAAAACTTAAGGCATCTGAACAAAAAGGTTCAGGAGAACGAACAGGCGGGGGTGATAATTCAATTTACCCGTTCTGGAATTTGAAAGAAGGTGACGAATCCGTATTGCGATTCCTTCCAGATGGAAACACCGATAATACCTTTTTCTGGGTTGAACGTGCAATGATTAAATTGCCATTCGCTGGAATCAAAGGTGAATCAGAAAGCAAACCTACTATTGTACAAGTACCATGCGTTGAAATGTATAACGATGGCACTGCTTGTCCGATCTTATCAGAAGTCCGTGCTTGGTTTAAAGATCCAGCGTTGGAAGATATGGGTCGTAAGTATTGGAAGAAACGTAGTTACATTTTCCAAGGTTTTGTAACCGAAGATGGTTTGAGTGAGAAAGAAAAACCAGCTAACCCAATCCGTAGATTTATCATTGGTCCACAGATCTTTACAAGTATTCGTGCAGCCTTGGTAGATCCAGAATTGGAAGATTTGCCAACTGACTTTACAAACGGTATTGATTATCGTATGAAGAAAGGTAGCAAAGGCGGCTATGCTGACTATTCGACTAGCACATGGTCACGTCGTTCACGTCCTCTAAATGACGAGGAACAAGCGGCTATTAAAGAACATGGCTTGTTTAACTTGTCAGACTTCCTACCTAAAAAGCCAACAGAAATTGAGCTTAAGGTTATGAAGGAAATGTTTGAAGCATCAGTTGACGGCGAACCATATGATATGGAACGTTGGGGGCAATACTTCAAGCCAGCCGGCATGAGCCAGAATACTGGTGATCCACAAAAAGCATCAACTCCTAAGGCAGCACCTGCTCCTACACCAGCGACAAGTGATGACTATGATGACGAACCTGCTCCAGTAGCAAAGGTAGCATCTGCTCCTGCGCCACAAGCAGAATCAACAGGCGGTGACAGCCGTGCGCAAGACATTCTTGCAATGATTCGCAATCGTCAGAAGTAATAAGGCAACGGGGGCTAGTCCCCCGTTAATCATTTAGGAGAAATATTAATGGCAACAAAAGCCTTCGATTTATCGAAATTTAGAAAGACCTTGACTAAAAGTATTGATGGTCTAGGCATTGGATTTAACGATCCAACAGATTGGGTTAGCACAGGTAACTTTGCGCTTAATTATCTAATCTCAGGTGACTTTAACAAAGGCATTCCTTTGGGCAAGGTTACTGTATTTGCTGGCGAATCAGGCGCTGGTAAATCATATATTTGTTCTGGCAACATTGTTAAACATGCACAAGAACAGGGCATTTATGTTATCCTAGTCGATAGCGAAAACGCTTTGGATGAAAAGTGGTTACACAATCTTGGCGTAGATACAAGTGAAGAAAAATTGCTTAAACTTAACATGGCTATGATTGATGATGTGGCTAAAACCATTCATGAATTCATGACAGAGTACAAAGCAATGACAGAACGTCCTAAGGTATTATTTGTCATAGACTCATTGGGTATGTTGCTTACCCCTACCGATATCAATCAGTTTGAAGCGGGGGATCTAAAGGGCGACATGGGTCGTAAACCTAAAGCACTTACAGCATTAGTTCGTAATTGCGTTAACATGTTTGGAAACTATAATGTTGGAATGGTTTGTACAAATCACACATACGCTTCGCAAGATATGTTCGATCCAGATGATAAAATCTCAGGCGGGCAAGGCTTCGTTTACGCAAGTTCTATCGTGGTTGCCATGAAGAAATTGAAGTTGAAAGAAGACGAAGACGGTAACAAGACTAGTGAAGTAAACGGTATTAGAGCCGCTTGCAAAATCATGAAAACTCGTTATGCTAAGCCGTTTGAAACACTGCAAATTAAAATCCCGTACGAACAAGGTATGAATCCGTACTCCGGTCTTGTTGACTTGTGTGAGAAAGCAGGATTGTTAGTACAAAGCGGAAATAGACTAGCATGGGTTGATCCAGAGACAGGTGAGGAATTCAAATTCTACCGAAAAGAATGGAAAGATGATAAATTAGATATGTTAATGAGTAAATTTCATATCAAACCTTTAACAACAACTACCATTCCTGAGGAGATAGACGAGAATGTTGAATGAAACACAAATTGGTGATATCTGGCTATTGTTTAGCGATTTTATTGACAAGAAACAGATGGAAGCTGTAGCAGAACGCTACGTCGACTTGCTAGCAGATCATGGTGTAAGTGACAAAGTAATGCAAAGTGCGGCTGGAGTAGATCCTATACTTGATCAAGCAATTGATTATTACATGGATGAAGACGATGCCGGTGATGACGATGATGACTATAAAGAGTTGGAGTTTTAATGAGTTGGTATGTTAAGGTAAGTAAGGATATTTCGTATATTCCTGATGCTGTGGATTTTTTCAATACTGAACTTGTTGATGCAAGGCTTGAATGTAAAATTTCAGGCAATGTAGAACGTGCAGCCGCAAACATGCCAGGTATTGTAGAACAGCGATTTGGACAACTTCAAGAAATTGAAGCAATCCTTGAATATCTTAACATTGAACTACGTAGACTTACGAGTCAACATTTTCGTAAGTACTTAGAAAACTATCAAAGGGCTCTGTCTTCAAGAGATTGTGAAAAATTTGTTGAAGGCGAGTCCGATGTAGTTGATTTTGAAAAAATTATTAACGAGTTTGCGTTGTTACGTAACAAGTGGCTAGGCATTACTAAAGCTCTTGATCAAAAACAATGGCAGATTACTAATATTGTTAAGTTACGTATTGCTGGTATGGAAGATGCATCAATTTAACCAATTTTCTAATTAGCATCTAATAGGCCTTAAATAAATTAGGCCTATTTTTTTCACTAAGGCTTGACTTTTAAAAAATATCAGTATATAATACTACTATGACAACCGTTGATCAATTACTATTAAAAATTATACAGTTAACTAATCCTACAATCGAAGAACTACTAGATAAAAAAGATGCTAGAGTACTAAGAAGCATTGGATCAATAATTTCTGGCCCAAATTTCATTACAGAAAATCAAAGTAACTTATTAGTAAAAATTCTGCAAGCAAACAAAGATAAAATTTCAGGTGTGTCAGACGAATTAGAAGATGCGTTATTGTTTCCAGTATGGTCTAAAGTATTCCGTAAAATAGATCCAGTAAAAAAAATGTACATTTCATCTAACACTGATGAAAATTTGCAAATTATCTTAGATTTTACATACTCGAGTAGCATACGTAAAAAATTACAAGATTTATCAAAGAAGGTAACTGGGCTATACGCAACATCTCCTGGCAAGACATTTGTTGCTGACTTAACAGAACAAAACATTGTTACCTTAATAGATGAACTTAGTCCAATGGAATTTGTAATTGACGAAAAACTCCAAGATTTTTATAAAACCATAAAATCATGGTCTGAAGAAGATGTAAAAAATCAGTTTTTACTGACTACTATCACTCATACTAATTTTCAAAAGCAAATCACAGCCGACCTAGGCACAGAGACTGAAATTGATGATCACGTCATAAATGATCGAAGTATGCGATACCAATATTTTCATAAAAAATCAGAAAAAATACCGGAAAATTTGGTGGAAATTATTGCAAACAGATCAACCCCACGGGTGTGGATCAATAAAAAAGAAACATCAATAGATGAAATTTTAAAATCATTATTGCACTTAAAAAGATTTCCGATTCTAGCAGTCTTTGATTCGTATAATATTAAAAATTCGCTCGAAGACCTCAAAAATCTCACCGAAAGTTTGGAAAATATTGGAATTTACAAAGACGTCGGAATTTATTTTAGATTAAGTAATGACACTTCTGGTAAAGAATTTAATCAGTACATTGCAGATAAACAATTAAATTGTAATCTCAATAACGAAACTAAAGTAGTCGGAGTACAAAGTGGAAAAATTCCAAAATTTCTCCTAAAAACCGATTGGAAACCAATGAGCGTTATTTCCATCGGAAGTCCGCTACGTCACAGTAAAACCGCAGCCTACGCTAATGGGTGTGATTTAATTATTTCATACACAGATACCCAGCCTATTGTTGAGACAAAAATATCATGGTCGTAAAATTAGTCATCAGAGACGAAGTAAACATTAAATTTGAAGGGCTTCCGTTGGATGCTCGGAAAAAACTTGCAAATACATTTAAGTATGAGAATCCGACAGCACGTTATCAACCTGCGTATAAGTTAGGGCGCTGGGATGGTATGGTTAGTATGTTTGGGCTTGGTGGTAACGGGTATTTGAGCCAGCTAGAAAAGTGCCTTGAAGTATTGCATAGCATGCGAGTTAGCATTGAAGATATAGAAGATTTAAGAACAACTGGTAAAATTAGTTTTCCTGAAATCACAAACAATTATTGGGCAGATCAAGGCAAAGTATGGCCAGACGGACATCGATTTGCAGGTCAACCTATTACATTGCGTGACGACCAAGTTGAGGTTGTAAATCGTTTTTTTACCAATACACAAGCACTACAAGAAGTTGCAACAGGTGCCGGCAAAACTATTATGACAGCGACATTAAGTCACTGTGCAGAAAAATACGGACGTACTATTGTTATTGTTCCTAACAAAGATCTTGTTGTTCAAACAGAAGAAGACTACATTAACGTTGGATTAGATGTTGGTGTATATTTTGGAGATCGAAAAGATTTAGGTAAGACACATACTATATGCACATGGCAAAGTCTTAACGTGTTAGATAAGAAAAGTAAGAATTGGGACTTAGAAAACGCCTTGACTTTGGCAGAATTCCTTGATGGAGTTAAATGTGTTATTGTCGACGAGGTACACATGGCCAAGGCAGAAGTATTAAAGAATTTACTCACAATTAACCTATGTAATGCTCCGATTCGTTGGGGACTAACAGGCACTGTTCCTAAAGATGATTTTGAAGCACAACCTATATACGCAAGCATAGGCCCGGTAGTTGGCGGTATTAAGGCACATCAATTACAAGAAATGGGAATACTGAGTAATCTGCATGTTAACGTAGTGCAATTAATCGATTTACCAGAATTTAAATCATACGCAGAAGAATTAAAATATCTTGTTACTAATCCTGACAGGATAGCATACATTGCAAAATTAGTTAAAGGCTTATCGGAAACAGGCAACACATTAGTTCTAGTTAATAGAATTGATTCAGGCAAACAATTAGTAGAGTTAATCGATGACGCCGTGTTTATATCAGGCGAAGTTAAAGGTACAAAAAGACAAGAGGAGTACAAGGATCATGCTACAAATGATAACAAAGTTACTGTGGCGACTTATGGTGTGGCCGCTGTGGGTATTAATATTCCTCGTATTTTTAATCTGGTTCTTTTGGAACCCGGAAAGAGCTTTGTCAGGGTTATACAATCTATTGGGCGTGGTATTAGGAAAGCAGACGACAAAGACTTTGTCCAAATCTGGGACCTCACCAGTACCTGTAAGTTTGCCAAGAGGCATCTTACGACGAGAAAGAAATTTTACAAGGAAGCCAAATACCCCTTTACACTAGATAAAGTGGATTGGCAAAAATAAGGAATTATGCAGATATTAACATTAGATAACACAACGTTTTCGCTAAACAACTTGCCAGACGAGGTTGACGACAGTACTAGGTTTGCAGTATTAGACAACAGCGATCCTAAAGAACCTGATTTCTTTTTCATGCCGTTAATCTTTTTGGAAAGTTTTAATGCACCAGCAATGGTACTAAGAATTGGTGACGAAGAAGTAACTATGCCTATTGATTGGTGTATTGCAGTCGGCGATAGTACAGCAGCAAGTGACATTGAAATTTTACCGTTAACTAGTTTAAATGATCGAGGTTTTGAAGCTCTTGTGTTTAATCCATTAAGCAGTTTTAGGGTAGAGTTTAAGAAGATTGAAATTGTAAATTTTTATAATGACGTCAAGTGGTACTTTCCAAAGATGAAAAATAATCAGCTATTAGCTGTTCCTACGTCATTTAATGAAAAGCCAAACTGTGCTTATTTTGTTAAAGAGATTAGCAGACAAAGCGAAATTATTCAATTAGATAAAATATTATAATGGGAAGTCTTAAACCGGGTGCCACATATGTTTATGAACGTGTAGACGATGTTGTCTATGCTAGAGAACACGGATCACAACCATCTACTCGAAAAGAAATCGGACGTGATTATGATTTACACGACTGTATAATGAATGATAAGTTATGGGGTGATATTCGGCGAGAAGCAAAGACCAATCCTACTTTACAAAAGGCGTTGGATCGTGCTATAATGATATACAAGTTAAGCAAGGACAAAATTAAATGACTGTTAAAGTAGCCTATTTTCAACCCATCACTGTTGCTATCGATGAAGTACCGTTAATCGAATTTAGCAAGATATATGCGTTAACGGAAGATGTACATCGACATCCTGAGCTCCATGATAATAATGATCCCTTCATGCATATTAGAGGTGGAAAACAAATCCAAATATATCCCGATAAATTAAATCTAAATATTGCGTGGCTGACAAAGTATTTAGAAACTATTTGTATAGGCTATATGGAATTAGTGTCGTCGCAAAGTAATACTGACGAGCTTGCGTTGTGTAAACCAGTAATTACTAGAATATGGACTATTAGACAACATTCAAGTGATTATCAAGAAATGCATAGTCACCCTACTGGAAATATCAGTGGTAACATTTATGTTAGTGTACCAGACTTGGCGCATAACAGTCATCCTTCCGATGGACAGATTTCGTTTAGACTTCCGCAGACACGAGATGTTTCAAAATTTATTATGAGTGACAGCTGGAAATATACACCAACAACAGGAACTGTAATTATGTTCCCAAGTTACTTGCCACATACTGTCTATCCGTGGAAGGGTGACGGCAGTAGGACTGTACTGTCATTTGATGCAAAGTTGGTACCTAAAGATGAGTGATAAAGTTGAATTAAGTGAAAAATTGTCGGCAGTAGATCAGGGTGTTAAAGAACTCTGGGATGCTATGGATGCCGAACAACAACAGGCTTTAAAAAACGAATTTTTTATTCTTAACCGGTACATTAGTAATGTTGCTAAGCCTGAAAAACATTGGCAAGGCGGCAAAACTCCCACCACAACTGAACAAAAACATTATGTTATTTCAGTCAATAACTATTTTAACAAACATTGGAATTTGTTACAAAAACATCCAAAGCTCATGTGGCAATTACTCTGCATGTGTAGTTATGATAATAAAACAGAATTTTTTCATCAGTGGATTGGTTTTAAAAAGAAAGAAGGCAGTAACAATAAAAAAGTTAAATTCTTAGCAGAATTGTATCCAAATAAAAAAATGGACGAGATTGAAATGCTTGCGGTATTAATTACTGATAAAGAACTTAAAGCCTATGCTAAAACACACGGCATGGAAGATAGCGTTATTGCAAAGAAATTAAAATGATGGCATTAGCAAACCAACCATACGTTTGTCAGTATTGTAAAAAAGGGTTCATGAAAGAAGGAACTTTATTTGTGCATATCTGTGAACAAAAACGTAGGGCGTTGGCAAAAAACGAAAAACATGTGTTAGTGGGATACGACACTTATAATAGATTTTATAAAACAACACAGCAAAGTAAGGGCGCAGATAAAACGTATGACGAGTTTGCAAGAAGCCCATACTACAATGCGTTTGTTAAATTTGGTAGCTTTGTTAGTAACGTTAATCCGTTATATCCAGATAAATTTATTAACTATGTTGTTACATCTGGAGTAAAATTAGATCACTGGTGTAGAGACGACCTGTATGAAAAATATGTTTTTGATTTAATTAAAACCGAATCTGTTGACACTGCCCTTGAACGTAGTGTTAAACATATGATTGCATGGGGAGAAGCAAATAATGCTCCTTGGAATCATTATTTTTTATATGTTAGTTCAAGTAGGTCGGTATTTGACATTAAAGACGGTAAGGTAAGTCCCTGGGTTATTTTAAATTCAACTAACGGAAAAGCAATGTTGAAAAAACTAAGTGACGAACAATTATCTTCAATAAGTAGTATTATAGATTTACCGTTCTGGCTTAATAAATTTAAAAGATTTCCTGACGATGTAAACTTAGTTAAACAAGTAGTTAAGGAATCTAATATATGAGTACACCTAAGATTACTAATGTAAATCCCAATGCTGTTGAGCTTTCATTAGAAGTTATTGTAGTTGAAGAAGACAATTCGGTATATGTAAAAATTGACGGGTTTGAGTCAATCGAAGAAGCAGATGCATACGCAGACCATTTAGCAGATACATTACCATTGCTATTATTTGAATCAGAAATTAAACATTGATATGACATTATTTGAAGAAATTATTAAACGTGGAATTGTAAAATACGGCGAGCACCCGTCGGCATTTACAGATAAACAAGCAGATTCTGGACACTCGTATGCTAAACCGTATACACGATTACTGACTAAAAAAGACAATGTTCGATTACTTGAAATAGGTATAAGTAGTGGCGGAAGTTTATGGCTGTGGAGACAGTTTTTTAATTCGTATAATATTACTGCATTTGACATTGCATCGTCTTGGTTTGTTACACAAGACTTTCAACAAGAAATAGAAGAAGACTCTAACATAACTCTTAAATGGAATGTAGATAGTACTACGGCTGCTGCTTATGAAGATTTAGAACAATTTGATTATATTATTGACGACGGAGATCATTCTCCTGAATCCCAAGCAAAAACTTTTATCAATGCGTGGAAATTTTTAAAGCCGGGCGGCGTATATTTTATTGAAGATATACAAAATGATAATTGCATTCCCCAATTGGCTAGTGTAATTACTGAGCAGTGCGAAGATGCAGTTATTGAATTGTATTATGGACAAAAACGACAATTCGGTCGAGTAGATGATTTAATGATAATTATTAAGAAAAAAGATAATGACTGTTAATAAATTTTACAATGCACTAACTCCAATAGTTTTTGAAAAAGTTAAACAACTAGTGTTAAGTGTAGACACTCCTTGGTATTCCACTATGACTGATTATTACTCAGCGACCCCAAGTAAGTATAGTCACTCATGGACGCATTTTGCAATTATGGATGGAAAATCTGTATCCCCATTGGGGGATCCTCTAATGATAGCTGCATTGTCGGCATTAGAGAGAAGCGGACAAAAAGTTGACCAGATTATGCGAATTCGATTAGGATTACATTCCATTAGCCCGCAACAATTTACAGGCGGCGCTCATGTAGACTTGCCTTATCCGCACATGGTTGGTTTACTATATCTAGATGATAGCGACGGTGATACCCAAATATATAATGAAAAATATGATTTTGCACTAGGTGTCGATACGTACCAATATTTTCAACAAGTTCATAAAGGACAGTCGACAATAAAAGAAACTTCGACACCAGAAGAAAATAAACTTATATGGTTTGACGGGTTACACTATCACGCTAGTCAGTCCCCAACTACTGCGGCAAAACGCATAGTAATTAATATCAACTATACAATAACGGAATAGAATCATGCCAGATATCGATATAGATTTTGCAGACCGTAGTAAGGCACTTGAACACTTTAAGCACGTTGTTGCGGCTATAGAAGACAATGGCACTTTTAAAAAGCACAACACTGGTGTATATTGTACTTCTGTGCCGTACAATCCAATTACAGGTCTAAGTACAATTGATTATAAGCAAGCAGAGGATAGCGGTTATTTCAAGATAGACTTTTTAAATGTTGGTGTGTATGACGGTGTTCGAGACAAAGAACATCTTAAACAACTAATGGAGACTGAACCACTATGGGATTTACTGTTACAGGACGACTTCGTGAACTTATTGTTCCATGTGAATGGGCATGGATCTATTCTGAGACAAATGGAACCAAAGTCTATAGAAGAATTAGCGGCAGTTTTGGCAATGATACGCCCAGCCAAACGTTATCTGATTGGGAAAGATTGGACTACGGTGATGACGGAAGTTTGGACGAAACCGGAGAATGACGAGTACTATTTTAAGAAGGCTCACGCTGTTGCGTATGCCCACGTAGTAGTAGTCCAGATGAATCTAATCTGCGAAGGAATTAGCTACGGGTATAGTTAACGAGTTTTACGAACTAGCTGTACTGATTTGCGTTTTACACGTTTCAGCGTTAAGTTCATCAAATTCACTACTGGCCCAAGAATAATACGCACATCCTTGCTATTAAATGTTCTAATAGAATAAGCAAAGGGTTTGATCTGATCTCTACATATTATGCTGATTGGAAATTGTCTATTTGATTCCCACCACCAAGTTTCTCCTATTTCTAAAAACAGGATTCTTTCCTCAGAAGTTTTAATGGCGTTTAAATCGTAGAAGCTAGTAACATACTGGTCTTGATTAATAATAATACCTACATATTCTAGTTCACCGTAGTTTAACACGCTGATAAAGGGTAAGTTTTGTTCTATATTGTCTCGTAGTTTTGCCATAAATATACTAATAAGGATCCCGCCAGATGCAAAAAATTTCAAGTTATTTATATCCAAATAGAGTACAGCTATTAGCTGATCTGGCTTCTTTCAATGTGGAGTATACCAACGTGTATCAACGAATCGTAAAAATTTATAACGGTATTGACAATACCATAGAGTTTGACATTAAGAATGCCGATCAGAAGCGTATTGACCTAAGTACACTTACTAGTTTAGAAATGAATGTCATGGATGCTAGTGGCTATGAATTACCTAATAGTCCGTACATTGTTACACCTACAGCTTTAAAAGGTATTGCTACGGTAACGATTCCACAAGAAGACTTAGTAGATTTTAGTAATCAATTTTTTACGTATAGTGTATCCGCAGTTAAGGATGGCAAAGATGTTATGTTATATGCCGATACTAGATTTGGTGCTGTTGGAACTATTGAGTTAGTTGGTAACGCAATGCCTATTATTCGAGATGAACAAGTATACAAATCTTTTACAGCTGAAATTGATTTAAAAGGAAATCCTACATATCATTCCAGTGCAATTCCGGCAACATACTATACTTCTGTACCTGCTACGCAATATTCATTTGATGTTGAAGTTTCTGGATTCATTGGTTCAATATGGTTAGAAGCTACACGATCATCGACTATTACTGTTGAATCATTTAAACGTGCTACTTACCTGCAATCATTTACTGCAACAGTAGATCTACCTAAAACAGGAACAGTTTCCTTTGCAGATATTCCCGTAGCAGATTACAAATATTTTAGAGTATCATATAGCACTCCTCTTTCAAACGGGCTAGGTGCAATCTTTGATGTAACCAACAATAATAACACATACGATGTTACAGTTAGATTTGGCGGAACTGGATACGCAGCCGGCAGTCAAATGAAAATTTTGGGCAGCGTACTTGGCGGCATTGATGGCATTAATGATCTAATAATTACGGTAACCGCAATCGATGCAAGTAGTAACGGATTCACTTCGAGTTATACAAGGGCATCAATCACAGCAATAACAACAACAGGAATTGCCGCTGATGGAAATGGTACATATGTTGCTTCGGCAACTAATATCACCGGAAATGTTGATTCTATAACTGTTTCGTAGTATAATAAGCTATGAGTCTCATAGCTGATACAATCTTACAACACTTGCCCGGAAAGCGGAAACAAACTCCGTCTGGATGGATAAGTTTCAATGCGCCTTGTTGTGATGATAAACGCCAACGAGGCGGTCTTATCTTTAATGCAGGAGATGCAGTCAGCTACCATTGTTTTAATTGCCAATTCAAAGCCAGTTGGCAACCTGGACGGCCACTAAGCCATAAAATGCGCAAGTTTATGCGTGATTTGAATATGGCAGACGATACTATTAATCAGTGTGCATTAGAAGCACTTAAATTAAACGAATCGTCTACACGCACTATTACGTCAATTGTACCAAAGTTTGACGAGCGTGTATTGCCACAAGAAAGTGAACTAATTGTTGACTGGGCAAATAAATCTTCTGCACTAATCGATAAGTTAGCACCTGCTATAAAATATCTTACTGATAGAAATTTGTATTTAGAAGACTATCCGTTTTATTGGACTCCAAAGGTTGGATTTAGTAACAGGATTATTATTCCGTTTTACTTTGAAGATAGGATTGTAGGTTATACTGCACGAGCCATCAATGATGCCAAGCCTAAATATATTAGTGAACAACAACCCGGATATGTTTTTAATTTAGATAGACAAACTACAGATCGTGCTTTCGTTATTGTTTGTGAAGGGCCGATCGATGCGATAAGTATTGATGCTTGTGCTATTATGGGTGCTGAAATTAAAGACAGTCAAAACTGGTTGCTTAAACAGTTAGGACGAGAAATTGTACTAATTCCAGACAGAGATCACGAAGGCCCTAAAACAGTGGAACAAGCAATAGAATTTGGCTGGTCAGTAAGCATGCCAGATTGGCCGCCTGGCATTAAAGATGTAAACGATGCAGTGTGCAAAATTGGCAGACTAGCAACCCTAGCACTTATTGTAGGTGCAAAAGAATCAAATACTCTTAAGATACAATTAAGAGCAAAAAAGTGGTTTAAGGAAAATGATGAAAAAACTAATTGACTTTTTAATTCGTCCATATACATGGTACATGGAACGTAGAGCATTTAAGAAACGCCTTGAAGAATTACGCAAACGTGATCCATTTATCTACAAATGATACAGTGGGGAATTAACGCTCTTAATCACGGCTCAAGCCTGGCTGTGTTTAAGGATGGCGAATTTAAAGGCGACATAATCTCTAAGGAAGACACATTGTCTCCCGAAATGTACAAACGTTTTTTAGAGTATTATGGAACACCGGATCGTATCTTTTGGTATGAAGATCCGTGGCTGAAAAAAGCAAGACAAGTGTATGCTGGACAATATAAAACAGCAATGGACTTGTCAGTACTACCTAAGCGAAAACTTAAAGAATGGGGATTAGGATATGCGCCAGTCACTTATACACCGCATCATGCTAGCCATGCAGCCGCAGGCTACTATACCAGTCCTTTTAATCACTGTGCTATTGTGGTACTCGACGCCATAGGTGAGTTTGAGTGTGCTACAATTTGGGAAGGCAAGCACGGAGAGATGAAGAAAGTATGGAGCGCACGATATCCACATAGTTTGGGATTGTATTACAGTGCCTTTACTAAGATGCTAGGTCTTACACCTATTCGAGATGAATACATTTTACAACAAATGGCAACACAAGGCGACCCTGCTAGATTTAGGAGAGATATCAGTACTTACTTTGGATTAGGGCCAGTTGAGCTTACTTACAACTTTCATAGAGGTGTGGGTAACTGGGATATAGGCGGCTGGTCTGTACAGGACCAATGTAATCTAGCAGCCGCAGTCCAAGAACGATTTGAAATGGAAGTAGCCAAGGTAATGTATCAAGCAAAGGATCTAACTCGTGCAGATTGCCTAGTTTATATGGGCGGATGTGCTATGAACAGTGCCGCTAATGCAAAAGAAGTAGAAAGCAAGTTCAAATATCGATGGAGCTTGCCTAACCCCGGGGATCCTAGTAGTGCAATGGGTGCAGTCATGTACCACACTAAACAGCGGGTATGGCAAGACTGGGGCCCTGTCAAACATATTGCTATTAACGTATAGAGAGCGTATAATTAAAAGATGAAACAAAACACAGATTACGGATTTGATATACAAAAAGTATATTTAGAAATGATGCTAGCCGATGCGGCTACATTTAGTAGATGTCAAGGCATCTTTGATCACACACTATTTGATCGTAAACTACAGGCAGCGGCTGAGTTTATGAGTCAATACATTGAAGAACACTCAGTAGTACCCACAGAAGAAATTATCAATGCGGCAACTGGTACTAGCTTTAAAGTTCCGCATGATCTACGTGAAGAACACTTTGATTGGCTGCTTAATGACTTTGAAACATTTACTCGACACAAGGGGCTTGAAAAAGCCATTCTAGAGTCAGCGGACTTGTTAGAAAAGGGTGAGTATGGTTCAGTAGAAGAAAAGATTAAACTGGCTGTGCAAATTGGTTTGCAACGTGATCTAGGTACAGATTACTGGCTAGATCCCCGTGCTCGACTGATGAAGATCAAAGACAAGAACGGACAAGTAAGCACAGGTTGGAAGTCAGTTGACGACAAGTTATTTGGTGGATTTAACCGCGGAGAGTTGAATATCTTTGCAGGTGGATCAGGTGCAGGCAAGAGCTTGTTCCTTGCTAATCTAGGTATCAACTTTGCAGAAAAGGGCATGAACGTAGTCTACTTGACACTGGAACTTAGTGAAGAACTTGTGGCTATGCGTATGGATGCTATGGTAACAGGTATGGCCACTAAGGATGTGTTTAAGAACTTAGATGACGTTGAAATGAAGGTTAAAATGGTGGGTAAGAAGTCTGGTACATATCAGATCAAATACATGCCAAGTGGTAAGACTACAAACGATATCCGTGCTTATTTGAAAGAGTATGAAATCAAGCTGGGGCGTAAAGTAGACGTGCTACTAGTGGACTATTTGGACTTGTTAATGCCCGTAGGCAAGAAGATTTCAGCTGAGAACTTGTTTGTTAAAGACAAGTATGTAAGTGAAGAATTGCGTAACTTGGCCATGGAAAAGAACTGTGTGTTTGTAACTGCGGCACAGTTGAATCGAGGAGCAGTCGAGGAGGTGGAATTTGATCACAGCCATATTTCAGGTGGTCTTTCAAAGATTCAAACAGCGGATAACGTATTTGGTATTTTTACTAGCCGTGCTATGCGTGAGCGTGGACGTTATCAAATTCAGCTGATGAAAACACGTAGTTCAAGCGGAGTTGGACAAAAGATCGATCTAGAGTTTAACATTGACAGCCTACGTATCAGTGATTGCGAACAAGAAGATTCATATGGATCTGGTCAGCAAAGTGCGGGCTCAAGTTTGCTTAATCAAATCAAAGCACGTCAAACAGTGGATCCAGCAACGGGCGAAATTGACCCTAATAGTCTAACAGCCGCTCCCAAAGTCCGGGCGCAAGTTGAAAGTTCAAAGCTACGTGAACTGTTGAACAACTTGCCCGGCGATGATATTTAATGTAATCATGCTGTAATAGTATTTTTACAATGAAATGATAAGTACGTATATAATACCGGAGAAAAATTATGGAATTGCATCATATCAGGGACATCAACGATCCACATGTCAGGGTCATTAAGGATGACCCGGTACGACCGCATATTCCTCTGGAACAACGTATTAATGACGCTGCCGAAATCCTAATACTCAAAGCAGGAGAAGAAATCCTGGCTGCTACTTGTATGCAATGGCTCAAGGATATTCCCAAAGATGAGCAGGATCTAATAGACATTGACAAAGACAAAAACGTGGCTGTATTCTATACCATATGGTCATACAGTCCGGGTGCGGGTCAGGCCCTGATCAAGGCTGCTGCCGATTGGCTGTTGAAAGACTACAAGGACATTGTTAACATAGTGACCCTAAGTCCCCAAACTGAAATGGCCAAACGCTTTCACATTAAGAATGGTGCTACAGTACACAGAACCAACGAGACCAGTGTGAATTACAAATATTACGACCGCGATATAGCCCAAGAACTCGCGAAGCGCAGCGCGGTAGAATAGCCAACAGCCGCGAAGCGGTAGCGGAAAAACGAAATTTAGTTTCAGCTATCTGCGCCTATAAATAGCTGTATAACAAGGAATCACAATGATACATTACCTATACGCTTTCAGCCCCACACTAGACAAACAATTAAGCCAGTTCGAGTTCCACGGTATGTTGGGCGGTGAACACACTCTAGATACTACAGAACAAGAGGCCCAAGCGGGTGCTGACGAATTTGCTAGTATGCTTAACGAATCCGCACACTTAACTGCCACAGACTGGGTGGGCCGTACATCTACCGCTAAGCCAGAATAAACTAGCGTCTACCCCAAGCAATTCGGGCCCATATACGATCATAGAAGTAAAAGCTAGTCATCCATATAGCGTTGATAATCAGGGTAGGAACTAGTGCAGATGCTAGTGATTGCCCTGTTGCTATGAGCATTATATAAGTGGTGCATAGTACCCATATACGATAGATAATAGTTTTAACTAGGCTGCGGGTACGAGTTTCGTATATCATAGCCACTGTTGATCACCAAGTGGAAAGCCCGTGGCTAGATCTAAAGACTCATCAACTAAAGGACACGATTCACTAAACTGCATGACAAACTGTGTATGCAGTATGCCCAAAGGTACCCAAAAACGGGTGCGGTTTAAGTGTACTTCTACCCTAAGGCCATGCTGTCGAATAAATTCAAATACGTCACTAGCACGTGGATCTAAGTTGAGTATGTAGTATTGACGCATTATGGGTAAGCAACAATAAAACAAATTGCAGTTAGTACGGCTGTAACGTAGAGCCAGTTATACTTTTCCCAGTGTGGTAAAGCGTTATATTCATCATGAGTAAACACTCTGTACCAACAGTCGTAATCTGAGTCATAACGATATAGCTTACCGTCTTTGGTTATACAGTCTTTGTACTGATCATCCATGATAATAGCCCCTTTACACTGTATATATGCGAAAGGGTTCTGGACCGAGGAAATTTTAGGGTTAAATGCAATAAATAACATATAACAAAAGGAGCATGATAATGCCAAATTTATACAATACAGATCTAGCACAAAACGCCCGTAGAGTTTCTACTGGTGGATCAAATTACGGTACACGCCGTATACAGTTTTATCAAATTACCGTATTCGGTATAACAGACGCAGAAGTAGCTAAACTCAACGACTATAGACTAGTTAACAACACAGAGCTTGACATTGATCAAGAAGCAGAGCGTGAGTTCCGTTCAGCTACTTGGTTAGAAGCTATTGTACGTGGTGTACAGCGAAACGCAGAGTTGTACATAGTGGGCGCACATGATGTAGACGGTACAGAAACTCCGGGTTACAACAATCTAAAGATTACTATTGGTGTAGCTGGTGATACATTTAGCAGTGGTTGGGAAATGGATAATCGTGATGATCCAGCTACTCGCGACAACAATAACCCGTACTTGGGCGAAGCTATGACAGACGTATGCCGCAATTATAGAGCTCAAGCAAACACTGACAACGATGGTTTTAGTGTACGTCCAGTATTCATTTACGGGCATGAATTTGCTCTTGCTGCCAACGATAACGACGATTGCTAATAGTTATATAACTATGAGAAAATGGGTCCTTAGGGGCCTATTTTTTTTCTGCGCAAAAAAATTTGGACAAGTACTTACGCAGTGGGTAGGGGTGAAAATAAAGGACCCGAAATGGGTCCTGCAACCCTTAGCAGGATTCGCGTAAAAAATTATAAAGAAGTACTTACAGATTCATGATGGTGATTCTGCACCTATACCCACCAAAATTTGCATGCGCTGCTGTTGTAATAAAACAACAGTTTGTTTATATAGCCTGGCCCCACCCCTACCGACACCACCACCGGCCACCACCGATCCTCTCGCCAAAAAAAATCCTCTACCACCGGGAGCGAATCGGATTTATGGTAGAGGATCACTGCAATGTGCTAGGATATCCTTCCTAGCTAGGAGACTGCTTGCCGGGAGCGAATCGTTGGGCAGTCTACTACTTGCTAGCCTACAGCTCTTAGGGGCTGCTTACTAGCTGTACACGCTAGCCCTTAACGGGCGTTACGCATACAGGTTACTTCTACTACAGCCTTCCAGTTGTGCGGCATGCTAACACGGATGTCTGCTACCTTGAGCACCATGCGCAAGCTCAGCTCACGCATACGATCACAGTTGTTAGTAATGAAGTCCACTACTTCTAACTTGGCCCAGTCTTCCAACTCATAGTCGTCCAGCATGCCTGTGTCACGTACTACTTGCTTGATACGCAACAGCTTCTCACGTGTAGTGTCAATAGTCAGATCCAAGTAATGGCAGCGTGACTCTAGTGCTTCCAAGTGATCTTTCAGCTTCTTGCTACGTACATTCTCAAACTTGATGTTGGTAATAAAGATAGCGCCGCCTTTGAACTCAAAGCTGTTGGGCACACCTTCACTACGTAGCAAGCGGCTGTCTGTATTCCAATGGATCATGCGCTTCTTACCTGAGTCCAATGCTGCCTTAAGAATGTTCAAGCTCAGCTCGTCTTGCAACACTGAGTCGCAGTCATCGAACACAAGGATGCTCTTCTTGTCTGAGAACTCGTAGAGCTTTGAGTACAAGCCAATGGCTGACATAGCGCCTTTGACTACTTCGTACTTCTTCAGCTTGCTGTCATTAGCAACATCTGCGAACACATCGTGCTTGCTTAGTACTTTCTCAACACCAAAGCTCTTGCCCACGCCTGGAGGGCCTGTAACGATCATGCTCTTAACATCACCCTTCTTTACAGCCTTGGTCATGTCTTCTAGAATGTCAAAGCGAGCGCCGATACGTTCCATGATCTGCTCGTCTGTTTCACCGCTGAGATCTTTAACAGTCTCAACTACCTTGAATGTGTCTGCATCTTGTAGTGCCATAATCATTTTGCTTGTAATAACTTTTGCCATTTAGTTCGCTCCTGTGTGTTTAAGTTAAGTGTTAATTATATAGTCGAACACGCTGTTTGTCAACGTGTTCTGCTATGCAATTAATCCAATCTGCTGCCTGCGTATGCTGTTAGGCCCAGGGCTCTCAAGTAGGTTGCCATTGCATCAGCACCCGCTTCTTTGCAGTCGATGTTCTGTACGTTAACACCGCCTGGGTTCCACATGCTCAGGCATTTTGGCTTGTAGTCCTTCTTAAAGCCAGCGGCAATCAGCTCTTTGGCCTGCTTTGAGTTAGTACGATCAACGTAGACGTCTACCCAAGCAAAGCCACAGGCAAATTGATCCTTGCCGTTCAAACGCATGTGGAAGAACTCCAGGCTAGCTTTCTCTGCAAGTGCTTTTGCTGTTTGGATTTGATCTGCTGTAATCATAAGTGTCGCTCCTTATTAGTGTGTGTAAGTGTATATTATACTGTGTTTATACCCAACTGTCAACCATCATTACGGGCTTCTTCATAACCCGTTTTACAAAGTCCTCGGGCTCGTCATCGCAACGGACTAAGACAAAGCCCATGCTCTCTACCAAGTCTACCTCGCATACCTGCAGGTCCACTGCGGCGGCCTCAAAGGCAATGTTCATTTTGGTAAGGGCATACTTAACGCCTGCTTGGAAGGCCTCGTACTCGCCATTACCTACATCCTCAAAGTCAAACTCTGTTTCCATAATGTGGGCGTACTCTTGTCCATCGGCTACGATGAACTTGCCGATCTTCTTCCAGTTGCTCTGCTTCTCACTGTCAAAGTGGTCACAGCACTCGTTAATGTCAAACGAGGCAAACTTGTCATAATTTACTTTAGCCATTTGGGTCGCTCCTTGTTGCTGTTTATGTATCTATTATACAGCTAATTTGGCTAGCTGTCAACCTAGTATTAGACAGTTAATAAAGAACTAAAGGAACCATTGTGCATCTGTCTCTACCTATACAAACGTCTTGTATAGGCCTGCACGGTCATTACTCCTAGATTGTCCACCGCAACTCCGGATTGCTCCT